GTTTGACCAGCAAGGTTTAACCCTGCCATAGTAATACTAAATACCGCAGCTGAAACTACAATTGTTCCAATTGAATAAACTAATGCTTTTGTGAAAAATGTTTTCATATAACCTCCAATGTATATATAAATATATTAAAAATAAATTTTGAGAAACGCTTGACTTTCTCATTTATTATGCTTACCTTTACTATGTAATAAAAGTTAAACATAAAACAATAAAGATATGAGAAACGGATTGAGTATTTCAACATTAAAAGAAATTGAATTGGAGTTTGGTGATTTTGAAATCAAACAAGTTTTTGGTGGTAGTTATGATGTGTTTTTCCGATTTGGTTATTGGAGAAGCGTTGATGTGGCTAAATTACAGGCCATTATCGGTGGTATGAATGAGGTGGTAGAAGATGCAGATTACGATGAGGATTGTGGATATTTATTTATGTATCGGTTAAAATAATTAAAAAATATTTGAGAAAAGACTTGACTTTCTCATTTATTTTACTTACCTTTATAGAGTAATAAAAGTTAAACATAAAACAATAAAGATATGATGAATGAAGCCCCAATTCCGATGATGAAAGCAGTGAGTTTTCTATCAGACCTTAAAGAATTTATTGAGTATTGTAATGATTTCTACAATGAAGAGTATGGTGAGTATCGCATCGCATCCACAGAGGATATTGAGGCAGCAATCGGTGAGTATCTGACCGAACCACATGAACATGAAATTCAATTCGATTCATTTGATAGAGAGAAAGTGCGTGAGATTTTAGAACCATCTTACAATTGGATGGGTGTTAGTGGTGGTATTGTATTAGGACCAGCAATTGAGTTTACTGTTTGTGAAGAATAAAATATAAAACATATAAGATATGAGTTACATAAAATTTGATAGACACTCCAATATGACTTCAACAACACGAGGTGAAATTATGGATATTTTAAAAGAGGTTGATTTCAATACTGGTTTTGACCTTATGAATATGTTATACGGATTATTTGATGGCTACCTTTACGATGATTTACTTGAAGTAGCTAGAGGTGCAAAAGTAGATAAGGTACTTTACAATAGAATAGAAAATGTAGTTTCAGTTATTAAAAATTATTTATAAACTTTAAAAGATAAAACAATGGGATTAGACATGTATTTAGAGAAGCGTACCTATGTTAGACAATGGTCGCATCAAACACCAGAAGAGCAGTACAACGTAGAAGTAACTAAAGGTGGTCAACCTGTAAAGATTGACCCGAAACGTGTTACTTATGTTATTGAAGAGGTTGGTTATTGGCGAAAGCAAAACCAAATCCACCAATGGTTCGTTGAGAATGTACAGAATGGTGAAGACAATTGTGCAGAATATTGTGTTAGTAAAGGTCAGTTAGAAGATTTGTTGGAAATATGTAAGAAAATCCTAAACGATAATTCATTAGCAGAGGAATTATTACCAACTGCAAGTGGTTTCTTCTTTGGTGGAACTGAATATGATGAATGGTACTTTGATGGTATTCAAAACACTATTGAGATTTTAGAGGGAGTATTATCTGATACTACTGCTGATTACTATTACTCTTCATCTTGGTAATATGAAAAAGATTATATCATTATATGTGATTGTGATTACACTAGGTGCAATCATTTTCGGAGCTTGTATGAATGAACCAATGTCAAAAGAACGATTGGGTAAGGATGACGGATTTGAGGTAGAATATCTTTTTGAGAAAGATGGTATAAAGGTTTATCGTTTCTATGATAATGGACGTACTCACTACTTCACAACAAAAGGTGAAACGATTTCCCATCAAACACAAACTAAAAATCAAACTTACAACGAAAACATAAAATCTTATTAATATGGAACTTTCATTGGGAGATTTGCAGCAAATAGAGTTGATTTGTATTGAGGCATCTGCTTGGGGATTGCGTGATGAAGTGGTAGATGCAGCGGAAACGCTTATTAAAGAAGGATATGAGCCGGTGGTGGCTTATGAGATTGCATTTGAAGAATGGGTTAAATAAAACATAAACTATGAGCAACTTACAAACTTACATTAAGTATTACGAAGACAACGTCCGATTAGCAGCATCCTTTGCGAACAAAGGTGAAATGGGTATGGTACGTTCTACTATGAAAGAAGTGGTAGAAGGATTGTTAGATTTGATTTGGAAAACTGAAATCGGTGGTGAATCAAAGAAAAACGATTTTATTGAATCGGTGAGTAAAAGTGGTTATACCTTAAAGTTTCAGGTAGATAGACACTTATACCATACGGATGGGACTATGGTAAAGATTGGTGAGTGTAAAGCATATTTAGATAGATGTTTTATGGAAAGGGCTAGTTCAGATTTTGGTAGAATCCTAAATGGTGTTCAATCAAAACCTACTACGTTTATCCTTGCATTAGAGAATAGTGTGAGCGATAAGGCATACGAATACTATATGGATGAAGGAAACATTCACAAAGTGTTTTATCTATGTGATGGGAAACGTTCATCTACAAAACCAATATGGCGTAATCCACACTATAAACCAATCAACGAAACAAAGTTAAAAGATTTTGTTGATTTTATTAAAAATAATTAAGAAAAGTGTAGGATATATCAAATATTTTAACTATATTTGTTTTATAAGTTGTTATAATAATAAAATCTAAAAACAAAAATATGAGCAAATCTTTAATGAGTACATTAACACGCCAAATGACACTTGGATTTGGTAGACAGTTTGGTTATCGTGGAGCTAAACAATTGGAAAAAGAAATAGCTAAAAAAGTTATTGACCCAAATTCCAAATTCAGAAAAACAATTCAAAAATTCGCATTGCCAGGTAATCCAAAATCTGCCATTCAAAAAATGTGGACATTAATTGATGGATTTATGGAAGAGTATGAAGAAAACAATTCATTATTTCAATCAAACTATAAACAAGGTGATATTGATTTTATAGAAAAAAAATTAGATAGAATAAATCAAATGAATTTATCAGAAGATGAATCCGATAATTTTCAACATTTACAAAAAATTTGGTTAAACCTAAAAAAATAGTTATGAACAGATTAGATTTCTTAAAAAAACTTACTTTTGGTGGATTAGTAGGGTCAGCGGGTGTTGTTTGTGTAAATAAAATTAAAAATACAAACGATACTCCCATATCTTTACAAAATTCAATAGATGCTCCAGAAGAATTAAAATTCCACATCTTAAACGATAATGAGGTATTTCATCCAATTCATACGGATTACAAAGTAAATCGTAATGGCGAAGTTACTTATATAAATTATAGAAATAAAGTTAGAAAAGCTACTTTGGGAATACATTCAATAACAGGACAATATCAGTATAGATTGAAAAACACAGTAGTAAATCCTTTTAGATTTGTATTTGAAGCATTTACCAAAACTAAACTAAATCAAAGCTATATAGTAATACCAAAAGATGGAAATTACGAAAATTTGTGTATAGATAATATTAAATGCGTAAGAAAAAAAGATTATGATAAGTATTCTAAATTTACTTTAACAAAAACTGCAATTAGAGATAAAGCCGGTCGTGTTTTGCGATGGGTATAAATATAAGTTATGAAAACAAAAGAAGAATTACAAAAGTACATTAGAGATGAAATTTCAAATCCTATGATTGGGCAACTAATTATGAATATGAAAGATGATGGGTGTCCGTATGAAACTATTATGGAAATGATGCAGCCCATAATTGATAATACCCCAAACGTTGAAAGAAAGATGGTAGAAGATGAAATGCGAAACGCCAGAATTAAAGAAGGTGAACGGATACTATCTACTATAAAAAACTTAAAATAATTTTGATAATTAAAACTTTATTTGTATCTTTGTACAAGTTAAAACCGGTGGAGCAGAACCCACTTTAAAAAACGAAACGTTTATAACAAAGCTATTATTTAACAACTTCATAAACATATAAATCGAAGTTGAAAATGTAGCATAAAACACAAACAATTATGAGTAATTTTATTGATGGCTTGGTAGCCGCAGAAATCGAACACGCGAAACAGACTCGCGATTTACAAATCAATGCACAGGCAAATGAACGAAGACGTGAGCATGGTGCAACATTTGAAAAGTATGTAGACACTTTATTAGTTAAAAGTGGTTTAGGATGTCAAAGAACACGTGTTAAGACATCAGATGGTGAGAAGATTAGTGACCATACTTTTGATAACAATTGGATGGAATCTACTACATTTTTTGATAAAAAACGTGTAAACGAATTTATTCTTAAAAAGAGAGTAATTGAAGAAGCAACTACAAATTTTTCAAAATTCTTTTTGTTTTATGAAAGAGAAATTACAAAACAAACACAGGTTCTTGTAGATAAGTTAGTAAATGCGGGTTGGATTGTATTATGTGGTAAAACCCAAATTGAAGCATTTATTAGTGCATTTGGAAAACACAATTCATTTTCTAAAAATGATATTATTCAAGTTGCCAAACCACAACTAATTGATATAAATTTACTAATTGAAAACCCATTTAATAGAGAGCAAAATAAAAAGGGCGTAGAATCTATTGCAAAATCAATTGTAAACGAAGGATTTTTAACTTGTTTATACGTTGTTCCAAAAAGAAATAAAAAAGGTGTTATAATCGGATATATGTTATTTGAAGGTCATCACAGATTAAGTGCGGCTAAAATAGTAAAGTCTTGGGGTTTTTCATTAAATCAATTACCCTGTGTAGTAGTTGATTGGTTATCTACCGATGATATGGAAGAGTTATCTAGATTATTAATTAAAATAAATGTAGAATACAGAAGTTGGAAATTGGGTGATTATATAAAACATCATTTTGATGTTGCTGAACTTTTAATTAAAGATAACAAAACCAATTCATCTCTTATTAATAAACAATACTCATATCAAACATTATTAAATTGGATGAAAATTGGTAAACAATATGGATTTGGTGACAATGGATTGATTTATATATTAGGACCATTAACTGGTAGTGATAGGTGGTTAGACCAGGATGTAATTAGAGGAGGTGAATATGTTGTAGAACAATCGGAAGTTGAAAATTACGCAACTCCATTTTTTAATGTAATGAAAGAATACATTAAAAAAGCAAAAGAAAACGTTGAATATAGAAAAGATGTTTATCAATTGTTTTGTTGTGAATTATACGAAAAGTTTAAAGCTGATAAAATATCATTAGATACCATAAGCAATTATTTTTTAGCGTATAATATGTTACCGGCAGCTGATGTTCCTAATAAAAAATCCGATGTTAAGAACATATATCAAACATTGGATGGTATTATTAATCAATTCAAAGGATTTAAATAGTAGAGTAAATTAAAATAATCATTAAAAGGCTTGGAAATTCCAAGCCTTTTTTGTATATTTGTACTTAAAGAAAATATTATGGCATCACGCGTTTCATACTCACGATATTCTATGTGGTCAACTTGTCCACAACAATACAAGCTGAACTATATAGATAAGTTAGGCGTTTACTCTGGTAGTATTCACACAATCTTTGGTACTGCATTCCACGAAACCTTACAACACTATCTGGATATATTCTATAATAAAACCAAGAAGGAGGCAAACGAAATCAACTTACCACAACTACTCAAAGAACGGCTTGTAGATACTTTTAAGAAGGAGCATGAAGGATTTGAGGAAGGTAAATTTGTATGTACCAAAGAAGAACTTATGGAGTTCTATTCCGATGGAGTTATTTGTTTGGAATATTTCAAAAAGCATGGTGATGATTTCTTCACAAAGAAAGGGTGGGAGCTAGTAGGTATTGAATTACCACTAAACGTTCAGTTAAAACCTAATGTAAGTATGTTGGGGTATTTGGATATAGTAATCCGCCACAAAGAGTTCAACCTATTAAAGATTATTGACTTCAAAACATCAACACGCGGATGGTCAAAGGAACAAAAGGCGGACAAAACTAAACTAAACCAATTACTATTATACAAACATTATTATTCAGAGCAGTATGGGCATCCAATAGATAGGATACAAGTTGAGTTCCAAATCATTAAACGTAAGATTAGTGAGAATACGGAATACACCATTCCACGTATTTCCAAATTAGTTCCCGCTAATGGTGGTCCATCGGTGGCTCGTGCAGTTAAAGATTTTATGAGGTTCGTAGATGAAGTATTTAACGAAGATGGTACTGATAACTTAAACGCAGATTATTCACCAAACCCTGGTGATAAAAATAAAAACTGCCGGTTTTGTGAGTTTAAGGATAGGTGTCCAGCATTTCAAAAATAATTTAATTTTTTTGTATGATTTTTTATTTTTTGTATATTTATATATACAAATATATGGAGAGTTATATGAAAAAAGCAGAAACTAAACTGACTTCGGTAAAGATAATCTCCGATTTATATCAAAAATTTAGAGTTTCGTCAATAAGTGAAAACGGAATAACGTTACAAAAATTAGTAAATCGGAGTATAAAACTTTATCTGAATGATGAAGATTACAAAAACAAACTAAACAATTACAATCAATTACAAACAAGCGGTTCAGCATTTTAACAAGTTATGGCAAAAAAGAAAATTCTACTACTTTCTGATGACCTACGGATGGCAAGCGGTATTGCAAATATGTCAAAGCAATTCGTATTAGGTACATTGAAAGATTTCGATTGGGTACAAATCGGTGCAGCAGTAAAACATCCAGAAGAGGGTAAGATTATGGATTTGTGTGATGATGTTCGTAAGAGAACGGGTATCGAAGACGCATATGTAAAAATCTATCCATCATCGGGATATGGTACTGCGGATTCATTACGGCAAATCATCAATATGGAAAACCCAGATGCAATCCTACACTTTACAGACCCGAGGTATTGGATTTGGTTATACCAAATTGAGCACGAAATTCGTCAAAACATTCCAATCCTATTCTATCACATTTGGGATGATTTACCAGACCCACAATACAACAGAGATTATTTGGAGAGTTGTGATTGGGTTGGTACTATATCAAGACAAACCTATGGTATTACTCGTAGAGTATGGGGTATGGATGCTAAATCACGTTGGAAGCAACCTGCGGATTGGCAAGTAAAGTATGTACCACATGGTATTAACTCTACGGATTATAAACCAACACAAATTGATGAAACATTCTACAAAGAGGTATTGGGTGATAAGAAATATGATTTCGTAGCATATTGGAACAACCGAAACATTCGTAGAAAGCAAGCAATTGATGTGATTGTTTCATTCAGAGATTTCGTAAATAATCTACCAGAAGAAAAACGTGATAAATGTGCGTTATTAATGCACACACAAAAGGTAGATGAAAATGGAACTGATTTACCAAAGGTAGTAGCAGATTTATGTCCAGGTATTAATGTTATATTTGATGATAGAAAGTGGAATGAGGCACAATTAAATCAACTATACAACATTGCAGATGTTACATTAAACATTTCATCGGCAGAAGGATTTGGATTGGCTAGTGCAGAAAGTATCGTAGCAGGAACACCAATCATTGTAAACGTTACAGGTGGATTGCAAGACCAATGTGGTTTCCGTTGGAAAGATAGTGGGGTAGCATTAAACGAAGAAGATTATGTAGAGATTGGTTCTTTGCATGATTGGAGAAAGTTCGAAGATAAATTAACTTGGGGAGATTGGGTAATTCCAGTATGGAGTCGTTCTCGTTCTTATACAGGTTCACCACCAACGCCATACATTATGGAAGACCACGTTGATAACTTTGAAGTAGCATCAGCGTTGCGTGAGTTATACAATATGAGTAGAGAAGAAAGAAAAGCATTAGGATTGAAAGGTAGAGAGTGGGCTTTAGGTGAAGGTGGATTATCATTAGAGAATATGTGTAAAACTATGGCAGATGGCATCAATGATGCATTGGAAAACTTTACACCGAGAAAGAAACACGAGATTTTTACATTAGATATTAAATAAGTTATGGCAGAAGTTAAAAAACCTTTACTATTATTTCAAGGACCCGTATCTACAAGGAGTGGATATGGGGACCATGCACGAGATTTGGTTCGTTCCCTAATTCAATTGGATAAATACGATGTTCGTATCATTTCAACTCGTTGGGGAGCAACTCCAATGACAGCACTAACTGCCGAAGATGGTGAAATCTTACAAAGAATTGTTGTTGGTGTAGATAGAAAACCAGATGTATATATCCAAGTTACAGTACCAAATGAGTTCCAACCTATGGGTACTTACAACATTGGTATTACGGCTGGTATTGAAACTACGGCTTGTTCGGTTGATTTCATACAAGGATGCAATCGTATGGATTTGATTATTGTACCATCGGAGTTTTCTAAAGATGTATTGGTTAAAACTATTTATAGTGAAACTGATAGAAATACCCAAAGGGTAATCAAAGAACACAAATTAGAAAAACCAATTGAGGTTTTGTTTGAAGGATACAATGAAAAGTTCTTTGGTAAGAAAGCAGAAATCAAAATGCCAGAATTGGATAAAGTAAAAGAAGATTTTGCTTATCTATTTGTAGGGCATTGGTTGAAAGGTGAATTAGGACACGATAGAAAGGATGTGGGTATGATGATTAAATCATTCTGTCACGCCTTTAGAGGACAAAAGAACCCACCTGCACTTATTCTTAAAACTAGTTCAGCAGGTTTCTCTGTAATGGATAGAGAAGCAACTATGGGTAAATTAGAAGAGGTTACGGAAGAGTTTGGTAAAAACATCCCATCAATCTATTTACTACATGGTGAGTTAAGTGATGAAGAAATGAATGCACTATACCAACACCCAAAGGTAAAAGCTATGGTTTCATTTACACATGGTGAAGGATTTGGTAGACCATTATTAGAGTTCAGTTTAACTGGTAAGCCAGTAGTTGCATCTAATTGGAGTGGACATTTAGATTTCTTAAAAAGTGGTGCAGTATTATTAGATGGTGAGTTGAAAGATGTACATCCATCTGCGCAAGACCAATTCATTTTAGAAGGAACAAAGTGGTTCTATGTAAATTATACGGGAGCAATTAAAGCATTTACTGATATTTATAAGGGATACGATAAGTACAAAATTGCATCACAACAATTAGGAAAGCAAAACCAACAAAACTTTGGTTTGGAAAAAATGACTAAATTGTTTGATACTATTTTAACTAAATATGTTCCAACAATAAAGCAGTTTATTCCATTAAACATTCCAAAGTTGACTAAAGTAGATGAATAACCTATACTATTATATTCCATACTTTTATTTAGAAAGAAATACTACCAAAAATCAAATAAAAAATGGTGGGTTTTATAGATTGTATGGGTATGATTATGTAGATGGAACAAAAAAAGCATATGGAGCTTCACAAACTCCACTCTTATTGGTATTGGGTTTTAACAGAGGTGATAAATTATTACATTGCATAAAGTTAAACTCAATACCTTTAAGGGTATTTAGTCAATTGATGAAAAAGATACAAGACCAATTGTATGTAGTTGCTTTGTTGAAAGATATACAAGATACAAACACAGAATTAAGTGAAAACTTACAATATAGTAAAGAAGGTAAAGCAATAAAGATAGATAGAACAGGTTCTCAATTTTATCAAAAGCAAGTTAAAAATAATACACTACTTAAAAACTACGATTGTTATAGAACCTATAAAATACCTGGATTAAAACGATTGGGTGAAATATATTTCAACGTAGAAAAGTTGGGTAAGAAAATAGGTTTAACAATACAACCTGTTGGTAGACAATAAAATAGATTATGAAAATAAGTTACGCAGTTACAGTATCCAATGAAATAATTGAGATACAAAATCTTATAGGGAGATTATCCGCCCACAAACGTGAGGAAGATGAAATCATAGTTCAATTTGATTCCCCCACCGCAACGATTCCAGTTGTTGAATATCTAAACAAATCAGTAATAGATGGTTCAATTCAACGTTTAGTATCCTATCCATTAAATGGTGATTTCGGACAATTCAAACAGCACTTAAATCAAAATTGTAGTGGAGATTGGATTTTCCAATTAGATGCAGATGAAGATTTAGAACCAACACTCATAGAAAACCTACATACTATTTTAGAGGGAAACACAGAGATAGATATGTTTTGGCTACCACGCATTAACATCGTAAATGGTTTAACACCAGAAGATATTACAAAGTGGGGATGGAACATAAGTGAGCAGGGTTGGGTAAATTATCCAGATGTACAAGGTAGATTGTACCGAAACAAACAAGGTATTTATTGGGCAGGTAAAGTGCATGAGAAAGTGCAAGGATACGAAAGTTATTCTATTTTCCCACCAGAAGAAATATATTCAATCAAACACATAAAGGATATAGAACGTCAAAGAAAACAAAACGATTTCTATGAGCAATTATAAAGAAGTTTCAGTAGTTCTTACCGCATGTAATAGACCTGATTTGTTAGAGAAAACTTTGGATAGTTTCCATAAGTTTAACACACATCCAATCAAAAAGTTTATAGTGATTGATGATAGTGGTGTAGTTGGTTGTAATAATGACTTGATTAAAAAGTATCCACTAATAAAGTTTATAGATAATCCACAAAACATTGGACAAGTTCGTAGTATAGATAAAGCATACTCTATGATTACAACTCCTTATGTATTCCATATGGAAGAAGATTGGGAGTTCTACAAAGAAGGATTCATTGAGGCTTGCTTGGAGGTTATTGATTTGGATGAAAAAATTATATGTGTATGGACTAGAGACCAAAATGATATATTACATCCATTATTATCAGATGTCTATTTGACCGAAAGTGGTAATAAAATACAAAGAGTTAGTTGGGGATTCGATGGGCATTGGCATGGGTTTACATTCAATCCATCATTAAAGAAAATGAAAGATTACCCAACGAATGGATACACTCCAATTGGTAGGGAATTAGAATTGAGTAAGTATTATTATTCATTGGGATACTTTGCTATGGCATTCAAAGAAGGATATTGTAAACACGCTGGTTGGGGTAGACATGTAACGGATGTTGGTGAGGATGGACAACATCAAAAATAATAAATAAAATGACTATTGAGGAATGGGAAGATAAATTAAAAGAATCCATCGTAAAAAATGTAAAAACTATTATAGAACATTTAAACGATGGTGATACATTTGTTGATATTGGAGCAAATACAGGCTTACTTACACAACTTGTAATAGATGGTATGAAATCAGATGGTAAACAACTGAAAAATGTTGTTATGTTTGAACCAATAGAAATGTACTACAACGAATGTGTAAATAAATTTGGAGATAAATCAAACTTTATTATAGAAAACCTTGCATTAAGCGATGATGATACCGATAAAACAATTTATGCATCGCAAGAAAACTTTGGATACAATAAAATATACAAACAAGGAATGGAAGTGCAACCGCACGATGAGTATATTATCAAATGTAAAACATTCAGTAATTGGATGTTAGATGGTAAAATTCATAAAATCAACTTTATAAAAATAGATGCAGAAGGACACGATGTTGAAATTATATATGGTATGTTGGATTGGCTTCGAAGTAGTAATTTGAGACCTTATATTTTATTTGAACGTGGTTGGTATGAGGATAGAGAAACCGAATTGGCTAACATATTAAAAGATGATTTCAACTATATAGTAGAAGATTTAGGAACAGATTGGTTATTAAAACAAAAATAGATTATGCTAACAATAGTTATACCAGCTTACAATAATGTTGATTATCTTAAACTTTGTTATGAAAGTATAAGAGAAAGTAGTAAAGATGTAGAGTTAATTATATTCAACGATGGTAGTTCAGATGGTACTACTGAATGGTTAAATGGATTAACAGATTCTCATTTACAATATGAAATATTTGATGAAAGAATAGGTCATACCATACTATATGATAAAGGATTCCAGATGGCTAAAACCGAATATGTAGGGATACTACACGCGGATATGGTTGTTTCTAAAAATACCATACCATCAATCATAGATAATTTAGATAAAAACAAAATATTATCCCTTACTTGTATAGAACCACCAATACATCCTGCGGGAGTTGAAAAGATTCAAATGGATTTTGGTATGTATCCACAAGATTTTAATATGGAATCATTCAATGATTTTTGTATTAATTTAGAAACCCAATCAAACGGTAAAACGCATGATTCATTATTTGCACCCTGGTTTGTAAATAAAGAAGAATACTTAAATAGAATCGGTTCGCATGATACTCTTTTTGCACCATATGGTTGGGAAGATTCTGACATATTTGTTCGCATGGTTTTAGCCGGATTTGATATTATTAGAATGCAAGATACATTCGTTTATCATTTTACACAAAGAGGGCATAAATGGAAAAACGGAAAAGTTGGAGAGTTTAATAATGATTATCAGCAACAGATGTTTAATATGCAACGTGAGTTTATCCGTAAATGGGGAACTGATATGTGTAGGGATAATGAGCATAGACCAGTTAGTATAATTAAATACGATATTGGTTTGGTTATGGATAATGCAAGGGAGGATGTAATTGGGTATTTAGAACCATATTTCTCAAACATATATTGTGATACTGAAATAGCAGTTGATTATCTGTCCAACGAACTACGTCTTACCAAAGTAGATATAAACAAAAAGTTTAGAGAAATTAATTCAGAACCCAAAAATGATGTAGTAGTTAAATGTAATTGTGATGATTTACTTGCAGACCAAAACAGATTTAGATTCCTAACTATACTACCTATGGTTATTGCAGATACAAATCAGTTGGGTAATTTCAAATACGATGTGTTTGATATATCGGTAAATAAACTAACGGAGTATCAAAATTCATTAGTTAAACTTTAATTTTATATATTTATATTGGTAAAACTATATATTAAAAAATATGCCTGCACAGTCAAAAGCACAACAGAGATTTATGGGAATGGTTCATGCCGCCCAAAAAGGTGATTTAGAGAACCCATCAAAAGAAGTTGAGAAAGCAGCTGATTCAATGACTGATAAAGCAGCGAAGGATTTCGCATCTACAAAACACAAAGGTTTGCCTGGTCATGTTAAAAAAGAAAACAAAATAGATTTGGAAGATGAAGACTTACCATCTGCGGTATTGCCTGTTAGTGCTGAAAACACTATTAAAGGATACGATGCAAGTTGTGGTTGTTTTAGAACAGAATCAATAAACGAACTATCTGGAAACGAAAGGCAAATTAAAAACGGAAATCCTAATAATATATTTTATATATTCTATAAAGGGCAATTTGCAGCAGAATATTGGTCAATGAATCCTCACGATTTGTATAAAATATATTGGCATAAATTCAAAGTAAGAAAAGCGGCTAGTTCTAAATTCGGATTAAATCCAGAATTTATCATTGTCCCTAAAAAAGAGTATGATAATAGTACATCAAATCGTTACGCAAAATTAAAACCATATGTAGATAAGTTTTGGGATAAATTACAAAACGAATCAGCAGATGTAAATCCAAATGCTACTATGGCATCTATCGAAGATTTACCAAACAACAGAACTCAAAAGAATTTCCCACTACCAACTAACAGAGTTCTTTGGAACGCAACTGGTAAAGTATGTGAAGGAAGACCTGTTGTTGAACGCATCAAAATGTATGAGAAGAAAGGTGGTGGATGGAGAGAAGGTGTAAAAGGTGATGAGCAAGTATTCAATTCACTTAAAGAATTATACTACGAAAGACAATCAGTTAAAGAAATCAAAGAAAGTGTTAGAGCTATTTTAAAAAAAAAAGTTCAAACCGAATCTAAACTAAACGAAGATATATCGGATATTGTAATGAATGGATTACAAATGATTGGTATAGCAGCAAGTGGTTTCTTTTTAAGATTTTTATTCCGCTATATGATTGGTGAGTTCTTAAAAGCATCAAAGGATACAACAATGAATGGTATGAAGAGTATCATTCAGGGTGTTAAAAATGCTTGGAGTTCATTAAAGAATATGAGTAGAATACGCCAATTAGAAAAAGAATTAGAAAACGATGAAGATATTCAGCATGCGGTATCACATCCAAGAACAGTAGATTTTGCAAAGGTTTTGAAGAAAAAGTTAGACCCAAAAGATTACGATTTAATTAGCAAGATAACTAGAAATAATTTTAGATAATGGAAAATAAAGATTTACAACAATATATAGCAGATACACAACACTTTTCAAATGCATTGAAGTTTTTTCATTGGCAAACTAAAATCTATGCAAAACACGTTGCATTGGGTGAAGCATTTGATGCTATAACGGAATTGGTTGATGACTTTACTGAAACGGCTATGGGTAAGTATGGTAGAGTTGATGTAGCTGGTTTATCTTATGATTTTGTAAATATCAGCGATGCTAATGTAATAACTGCAATTGATGATATGATTGAAAAGGCAATCAACCTTACAGATGTGTTGGATGCAAGACGAGATACAGACCTATTAAACTTACGTGATGAGTTAATGGCTAAATGTAATAAAACAAAATACTTACTAACATTAAAATAAAGAATGGCAAATATATCTTCACAATTTAAGAGAGCATCGGAGCTATACCAAAGAGCAGTTCAGCAATACCAAGTAAAGCAAAAAGAACAACGTGCTTTGATTGACCAGTTTAAAGTTGGTGACCAAAATACAAAGGTTAAATTAAAACCACAACTAATTGCTTTACATCAAGAAATGCAACATCATCAAGAATTGGTAGATAGAGCAGAAGCAGCATTTGAAAAAGCATTGACAGGTGAGCCGGTTAATTTGGGTGAAGATACAATAGTAAAGAATAAAAAGACGGGTAATGTATATTCAGTAAAGAAAGCAAACCCAGCAATACATACAAAACCAACATCAAAAGATATAGCACAAGCTAAAGCTGATAAGGGTGGAGATGCAAAAACAGAACCTAAAGCAGATGGTATGGCAACCGTAAATGGTATTGCATCCACAACAGGTTTAAGAGCGCAAGCAGTAGCAGGTTGGGCAGATGAGAATGGTGTAAACCTTTCAAAAGTAGCAGATGATTTAAAATCCAAAAAGTTAAAACCTATGGATTTTATGACTGCAGTTGTTGGTAATCCTGGTAACAAATATGCAAAGGATATAATCTCAAAATATTCTCAAAAAGCAGAACCAACTAAAGGACCTGAATTAGATGTAGATAAACAATCACACATCAAAGATATTCCAAAAAAGTTCCGTAGTATGGTTTCTATGAAAATAGACCAATTAGCAAAAGCAGCAGCAGAAGCTAAAGCAAAAGGTGAGAAAGCACCAAACTTTAATCTATGTGATATTACCATTCCTGGTACTAACTTATATTGTAAGGGAAACAAAGGCATTCCCCGTGAGGATATGCCACAATTCAAAGGATACGCAAAGCCAGGTTCAATAGCAGATAAGTTACCAAAAAACAACGATGGCGAGGTAGATACAGAATCACAATTCAAAGTTCTATTAAAGAGAAATGGTGTAGCAGTATCAGAACCACAAGAAGTACCAGCAGACCAATTGAAAGCAACTCAAACTGAATTGGTTGGGGCAAAGGTAGCAGGTATGACTAAAGCATTGGAAACAGAACCTAATCATCCAAAGATTACTGCACCAATCTATGTATCAAATGATGGGTATGTATTAGATGGACACCATAGATGGGCAGCAGTTACATCTTCAGCAGTAGCAAGTGGAAAACCTGCTATGATGAATGTGAGAGTAATTGATATGCCAATCAAAGATTTGGTAAAAATATCAAATGAATTTGCAGACCAAATAGGTATTCAACAAAAGAAAGCAGATGCAAATGCAGAAGCACCGAAGAAAGAAGTAACGGAAGTAACTGCAAACGATTGGCACTACAAAGCAATCATGTCAATTTGGGATAAAGGTGGCTCATTCACTCGTAAGAAATTAGGAACTATTATTTGTAGAGACCCAAAAGCATCTCGTAGTGATATTGAAAAGGAATTAAGAGATACGGATTATAGTGAAGTTACCGATTTTACAGATAGATTAAGAATTGAGGGTATTATCAAAGAAGAAAAAGTTTATATTGATTATCTAAATAAGCAAAAAGGATTTAAGCAAGATAGAATTAAATTCAATTCATACGAAGAAGCCGTAAAATGGGCAAAAAAGAATTTTGAAAAGTTTAATTCAGATATGATTAAATATGAATCGGTAAACGAAAACGAAGATACTGTGGCTGATGAGAGTAGAATGGCTAGAAGTGGTATTAAAACTGCAATAGAATCTGCAAATAACATACAACAAATATTCAACGCAAAGGGAGAAGAGTTTGATGTACCAGCTTGGGTTCAATCATATTTAGCATTAGCTAGTGATTACCTACATTCTATAAACGAATACTATAATGGTATTGAAAACAAATAATAATGACTAATTTAGAATTATTTGCAAGTATTGCTACCGCATTTATAGTATCCGCAATAGGTCCTACTGTTGTTGAATGGGCGAAGACAAAGTTTGCTAAACCAGCACCAATAACAGACCCGGTAAAGGAAGAACTTGCAAAGAGTTGTGTTATAAACAGAGAATTAGAAACTATATTAGATACATTGGGTGCAGACAGAGTTTGGATTTCTCAATTTCACAATGGTGGTAAGTTTTTGCATTCACCCAAATCAATACAAAAGTTTTCTGTATTTCACGAAGTAAATGCAAACGGAGTATCACCAATAGCACATACATTTAGAAATATCCCATCTTCATTATACTCTAGAGCATTTGATGAATTATTAAAAAATGGTAGTATATTTATAGCAGATTTTAATGACGAAACGATAGCAACATTTGGATTAAAGGGTGGTGCAGAAGCAGTTGGAAGTAGAGCATCCTATGTATTTGGTTTGTTTAATTTAGGAACAAATGAGTTTATGGGAACGTTGGGTATAGATTGGGTAAAGAAACCAAAGCAATTAAAGCAAGAGCAGTTGATATATCTATCAGCAGAAGCAAATAGATTATCAGGATATATTTCAAATTTCCTACAAGACGAAAAATAAATATGGAAGTTAGAGGATATTATCACCCATATAAGAGTTTTGCTACAATAGCAGAATGGGAATCCGTAGCCAACGAGTTTTTATCTTTACAAAAGAAGGGGTTTGATACTCGCGGTGGTATGATTGATAATAGTCCGGAACTAATTGCATTGGTAAACAAATGGTTTGGATTTCAATTATATGTAGAAACTCAAAGATTTCCACAACTTACTCAAAAGATGGTTTTAGATTTCATTGAGGATTTTATAAACCATAGAGTATGGGGTTTAGCTGATGAGTTTGCTGAATATATTGTTGATATACAAAATGATAAGTTTTCATTCTTTTATAGTAGAGGTGCAATAGAACCATATATTCTTTTAGATAAACGATTTACAAACGATACATATGGTGAGAAGCCAGTTGAAGTTGTAACATTACATTGGACAAGTAAGGAAGGATTGGCTAACTTACAAGATAGTATAGATAATAAAGCTCAATTTTCTATTTCCACATTTACTACACAAGCTAAATCATTTTTCAGACCAGAGAGTAATATATTAGTAAAGGTTAAAGGTAATTTAGTAGCAGCATTTCAATCAGACGTTAAATCTTTGGTGGTAGATAATGGTGATAGAGCAGCAAACTTATTCCGGTTTTCCTATCCAGATAATGAAAACAATTTATGTAGGAATTGGGATGAGTGTAAGGAAAACAAAACTGCACTTTGGAATGAAATAATAATGAAACCAATTGAGATATTAGACTATAAAAAAGTAGAAAAATATTAATAAAAGACTAGGAAATATCAAATAATATACTTATCTTTGTAAGTACAAAACAATATATTATGATAAAGTTAAAGGATTTATTGGTAGAGAAAAGACTACGAGTTTTAGATTTTGATGATACACTTGTCAAAACAAAATCCTTTATATACATCACACACAAAGATGGTTCTAAATCTAAACTAACTCCAGGTGAGTACGCAGTATATGATGAAAAACCAGGTGATGTATTTAATTTTACAGATTTTGAAAAGGTAAATAAACCAAAGCAAATTCGTCCATTCACAAAGTATCTTAAAAAGATTATCAACGATGAAGGTATAGCTAGAGTAACTATACTTACTGCAAGAGCAGCATACGAACCCGTAAAGAAATACCTAAAAGATATTGGTATGGGTGATGTTTACATTGTAACACTTGCATCGAATGACCCACAAAAGAAAGCTGATTGGATTGAAACACAGATAAACAAGGGGTACGATGATATATTCTTTTTAGATGATTCCAGAAAGAATGTAGAAGCAGTAAAGAAACTACAAAAGAAATATCCAAAAATACGAATAAACGTACAACAAGCTAAAGAAACATTTTAAGGGGAAGATTTCCCCTTTTTTATTTGGTAAACTCCACAAAAAGTGGTATATTTGTAAAACATTTAAAATCTAAAACGTTATGAATAATTCAGTTAAATCAGTTACATTCTTTGTGTTGGGGTCAATCATTTGGTTAATATTATATGTGAGTGTAATAAAGCCAAAAAATACACCAATTGTGCAAGAAGTAAATACTAATGAATTGTTAGTAGAAAACCAAAAGTTAAAAAGTGAAAACGATTCTTTAAGTGCAGAATTAGAATCGCAGGCAAAACGATTCGATAATAAAGAAAACGAATACAATAAAGTGATATTCGAATATGAATTGGGAATTGATAGAATCAAAAACTATCACCCAAACGCATATGAAGATTTCCATAGGATATTAGCATATAAAGAACAATATAGTAGAGAGGATGAAATGGAAAATAAAAAAAGATTAAAATCCATAAATAATGCAAATTACTAGTAATTCCAAACAATACTTAATTGTAGATGATTTCTTCAATGAGAGTGAACTAAAATATCTTTGGGAAGAATTGGATACATTACAGAGTAAAGATGTATTACAACCACCGAGCAATACTGCTGGTGCAAAGGGTGATGATGGTACAATTATTAAGAAAAACTCTGGTATATTTTTAGATGATTACTATGAAAATAGAGAAGAATCATCAATACTCAATATGTATGATAAGTACATTTGTACGGATATATACGAGAGATTTTCAACAATGAGTCCAGAGTTTAAGTACGCATTCTATGTAAACTTTGATAGGACATTGTTAAATTATTATGAGAATAATGACCACTATAAACCACATACCGATGCAGCAATACTAACTTGCTTATATTGGTGTTATAAAGAACCAAAAGCATTTGAAGGTGGCGATTTAACCCTACATCAAATTGGTGAGGTTATTGGTATGAAAAATAATAGATTGGTTATATTCCCATCACACAATGTACATTCAGTATCGCCCGTATCTATGGAAGAAGTTGGGCAAGGTAAAGGTAGATATTGTATTTCAAAGTTTTTATTTGTGTATCCATCCGTAGGAAAATAATATGAAAGTAACAAGTGAGTCAAATGATTTTTTAGTTATAGATGATTTCTATACAGAAGATGAGCAAATAAATATTTGGAAAGAATTAGATTTTCTAACATATGATAGAAAATTAATGCCACCAGAAGAAACTGGTACTGCACATGACCAAACTACCGGTGAAGCATTAAAGAAAAACTCCGCTTTATTTTTAGATAGATTATATGCAAGGCGTGAATTATCAAATATACTAAATATAAATAGAAAACTATTTTCACAAGAAATTATAGATGAATTTAATGGTATGGATAATTGTTTTAAGTACATACACCATACAAACTATGATGCAACCTTAATAAGCTATTACGAAGAAAAAGATTACTATAAAGCACATACAGATTCATCAATCCTAACTTACTTATATTGGTGTCATAAAGAACCTAAAAAGTTTGAAGGTGGTGATTTAATATTGCCAGAATTAGATGAAGGTATAACTTACAAAAACAATAGATTGGTTATATTTCCATCTTGGAGATTGCATGAAGTAACACCAATTAAAATGATTGAAGAGGTAGAACCATATAGTGGATACGGTAGATATTGTATAACCAATTTTGTATATATTAAATAATGAACACAATAGATAGTAAATACCAAGCATTATTAGAAGATATTTTAGACAACGGAGTTGAAAAGCAGGATAGAACGGGTACAGGTACTATATCTGTATTCGGTAGACAAATACGCCATAAGATGTCACAAGGATTTCCATTACTAACCACAAAGAAAATGGCGTGGAATGTTATGGTTACAGAACTCCTATGGTTTTTAAGAGGAGATACTAACATAAAATTCCTATTGGATTATGATTGCCACATTTGGGATGGTGATGCATATAAGAACTATGTAAGTAAAGTTGAAGAATATACATCTACATTAAATGTTCCTAATGATATATCCGAATTTCAAGAAGTAATGGATTCGGTAGGAAACCAAATAAAGAGTAGTGTATTATCAAAAGAAGAATTTATTAAACAAATCAAAACCAATAATGAGTTTGCAAAGAAATGGGGTGATTTAGGACCAATCTATGGTAAGCAATGGAGACAATGGCAAGGTTGGATGGACATGAATGGTAATGAGAAAGGTTCATTGTGGTATGACCAAATCCTACAATTAGTTCATTCACTTAAAACAAATCCGGATAGTAGAAGATTGATGGTAAACGCTTGGAATGTAGCAGAGTTAAATCAAATGACATTACCACCTTGCCACTATGGATTCCAATTATATACAAAAGAGTTGAGTATAGATGAACGATTACATTTGGCATCTCAAAAATATGAAATGTTTGACCCATTTGATTTCCATACAGGAGGCCACGAAGAAATAGATGAATTATATCCTGTACCTAAAAGAGCATTATCTTTAATGTGGAATCAACGAAGTGTAGATACATTTTTAGGATTACCATTTAACATCGCCTCATATGCATTACTATTGGAGATTATTGCAAAGGAAGTTAATATGATACCCGAAGATTTGATTGGTAATTTGGGAGATGTGCATTTATATAAAAATCACATCGAACAAGCGAAGGAACAGATTAAAAGAGAACCATACGATTTACCAACAATCCAAATCACCGAAAGGAACTGGTATCAGCACGAAAAAGTAAAAGAACATTTAGGACCAAAAACATTTAACGATAAAATATTATCATATAGACCTGATTGTTTTGAACTAATAGGATATGAATCGCATCCAAAAATTAAAGCACCTTTAAGTAATTAAACTATGGTACATTATTTAGAAAATATAATTCCAATAGAAGATTGTGAAAAGATAACACAACGAACTATGGATTTAATGTGTAACAGACCTGATATGGTTGAGTATAGTGCATATTCCGCACCAAAATCAACTGGAGTATGGACAAGTGATATTCCGGAATGTTATATTTGGTTACACACATTAAAAGAAAAAATAGAAGAATTAGTTGGTTTTGAAGTAGAAACCGTAAATACATATTGTAGAGAGTATGTGAATGGTTCATCACTACCAAAACACATTGATAGAGAAGATATTGGTGTAACTCTTACAGTTTGTATAGAAAATCCCACCAATGTGGAGTGGCCAATTTGTTCAAAAGATTATGATGATTCCGTAACCTGCAAAGATATAAAAGTAGGAGATGGATTACTCATTTACAACTCACATGAATTGGAACATTGGAGAGATGAGCTCGTTTGTAAAGAAGATGAATACGTTTTTATGATGTTCTTACATTGGGATAAAAAAGAAACAAAATGATAAACACACTTATTTTTATTACATTTATTGCAATTTGGTATGGTCTAATTGGCTACCAAAAGGTTTGGAACACACTTAAAATGTTTAGTAAGAAATCCTATTGGACAGATTACAACACCATAGAGTTTATGGCTTGGATGGCAAAGGCAACAATCATATTACCAGGATTATTATATGGTATAGAGATATGGCAATTACACTTTCTAACATTAGCAACATCATCTGCACTAATTTGGGCAAGTATGAGAAAATCATTACCAACACTAATAACATTTAATACAATTTGGATATTTATATCTTTAACAATTGTAGTACGAAACTTAATTAAATGATAATCCTTATTTCATCAAACGAATTAGAAGAGGAATTTAGAGATAGTTGGAAAATGGGTCATATTATACACCCACATTTAGATTTTGCAACAAATTGCATCCATGCCACGTTTGAAAACAAAGATGTAATACTATATAAGTTTGTAAAATACGGATATGTAGTATCAAACAAAAGTGGAACACATACATTATCAGCAGGAGATGCTGGTATTATGATTCACTTTCACCAATAACAAATATGTACCCACAAATAGTACAAGAAGCAACAGATAAATACTTAAAAGTAACCGATAGGTTATTTGGTATGAAATTGGAAGGAGAAATCCGTACCGATGTAAATGAGTTTATTAATGATTACTTTTTCCAAAAGTTTATCAAAGGTGATGAAGTTGCATTGGAAGATAGTAATGAGATAAAATACTTACAATCATATATAGTGTCTAAAATGGTTGTATATGAATTAACAGAAAAAGGATTTATGGGGACGTATAAGGAAGATGATACAAAGCCAGGTGAAGAGATAATTTATTTAACAGATGCAGGAAAACAATACTTAAACGAATATTTTAATGAAGATGATTATGAAGAACACACAAATATGGAAGAATTGGCTGAATACATTAGCGGTAGTACTTTTAGTAGCTAGTGGATTAGTAGCACAAGATGTAGTGGTAATTAAACACACAAACTACACAACACATTTCAGTAAATCAAAAAGATACCCAGTATTAGTACAATGGGAAACAACAAAAGAAATGGTGGGTTGTCCAACTCCCTTAAAAAGAAAGGATAACTTTAAGCCAGACCCACAATTGGTAGATGAAACTAATATTGCATTTTATTATGTAAAAAGTGGATATGATAGAGGACA